AAGGTGAATCTATTACTATAGGCGGCGCTACAGCAACTATCGATTTAATAAGTGCACCAGAATATGTGCCAATGTCCGGCAAATTAGTATATCTTGAAAATTTATCACCTGTAAATAGAAACATAAATCAAACAGAAGATATCAAGTTAGTATTAGAACTATAATTCAATTTAAGGCTTTTAAAATATGTCATTAAAGATCTTTTCTCAAGCACCATACTATGATGATTATGACGAGGCAAAAAGATACCTTCGCGTATTATTTAGACCTGCTGTTTCTTTACAAGTAAGAGAGTTAAATCAACTTCAAACATACTTACAAACTCAAGTCGAGCGAGTAGGTTTACATTTGTTTAAAGAAGGTTCCATGGTTATTCCAGGTCAATCTTCTGTTGATACAAATATAACTTATATAAAGATTGAGAATGAAACTAATGGCGTAGACATTAATACTATTGCCGATGAATTAATTGGTTCTACCATAACTGGTCAAACTTCTGGCGTTACAGCCAAAGTTACAGCTGTAACTCCTGAAGAACCTAATGAAGATAATCCAATATTAACGGATGCTATAACTCTATTTGTTAGATATACATCGTCAGGCGATGATAATGAAACAAAAACATTCGTTGCTGGAGAATTATTAGTTGCAGACGCAGCTACTACTACGGAATTAGTAGAAAGAACAGTACAAATTAAGTCGGGGGCTGGCGTTCTCGGTAAAGGTACTGTTGCAGCTATTCAAAAAGGTATCTATTTTATAAAAGGGCAATTTGCTCTTGTTACAGATCAAACTCTAGTAATTTCTAAATATAGTAATACACCTAGTTATAGAATTGGTTTAGATGTTGACGAAAATATCGTCGACTCTAACGATGATAGCACTTTAGCAGATAATGCTAATGGAGTTCCAAATCAAAATGCTCCTGGTGCACATCGATATCAAATAATTTTAACGCTAACTAAACTAGCTCCAGATTCTATACTTGATGATACATTTATCGAGCTTATTAGAATTACTGATGGTATATTGCAATCTAGAGTTACAGAAACTGATTATTCAATCTTAGCAAAGACTTTAGCTAGACGTACATATGACGAATCTGGTCATTACACTGTTTCACCTTTTAAAGTTGCAGTTCGTGAACATCGCAATAACGATAGAGGAGCGTGGACCGGACCGAATACAGCATATCAACTTGGAGACATAGTTATATCTGGTGGGAATTACTTTGTGGCTCTTAAAGGTGGTTTATCGGGAGCTGTTGAACCATCAACACTATTTGATGCAACTAATCCATATCAAAATTTAAATGATGGTATTATTGATTGGAATTATACTACTAATCCTGCATTTAATAGAGGTTATCTAACTCCAGAAAAAGGCGGCGACGAAACTGCTGTAGCGATTGCAATTGAGCCTGGAAAAGCATATGTTCAAGGTTATGAGATTGAAAAAATTGCAACTGAATACATAAAAGTATCTAAAGCAAGAACATTTGATCGTATATCAAATGACGCTATACCCGTATCATATGGTAATTACATTTACGTTTCAAACGTTTTAGGATTGCCAGATTGTTCAACATTCCCTCAAGTTGATTTATATAATCGACTAACTCCAGCTTCTACTCCTCAAGCAGCTGGTTCTGGCACTAAAGTTGGTACAGCTAGACTTCGTGGATGGGAATTCCATTCAGGTACGCCTGGAACATCAACTGGTGTTTATAAAGCATACATCTTCGATGTTAAGATGGAAAGCGGATACACGTTTGATCGTGATGTAAAACAAATATTCTATGATAGCGGTACAACTAAAACTAATATCGCGGCTAATGTTTATGGTAAGTACACTACACTTTCTGGTTTTATAACTGCTTCAACTACTACAATCACAGGTTCTTCTGGAACTGCATTCACTACGCAACTCAAAGTTGGTGATTACATTAGAACAATTAATTCGACTGCAGCATATGAATTCCGTAGAGTTACTGCAATTACAGACAGCGATACACTTACCATAGATTCAGCATTTAGCGGTACTGTATCTGGTGCAGTTTATTCTAGAGTTGCTACTGAGATCAATGAACCCGGTGGTTTACCATTATTATTCCCACTTGCATATTCATTTATTAGAAATACACGTGGTGGTACTGGAGACAGTGAACAAGCAACTACATATACTACAACACAACGCTTTGATGCATCAACTGGTGCAGGTCAAACGTCATTAACGTTTTCAGTAGGTTCTGCAACTAGTCCTACTACTAGTGGCACAGAATTTAATCCAGCTGCAACTTCTACTGATTATATTTTAGTTAATAGGACAGATGGTACTATTGAATCACCAAGCGGTATAACACTTCAAAATAATGGTGTAGATGTATTAATCAGCGGGTTAACAGCTAGTAAAGCATATAGCTTATTAGCTCCGGTTCGTAAAGCTGGTTCTCCAGCACAAGAAAAGAAAAAGACTTTAATTGATAATGCAACAGCAGATTTTACAACACTAGCATCTGTAACACCGTTAACTTTATCATTAGGTAAAGCTGATGGTTATAGAATAGTTACTATAAGGATGGCTGCAGATTTCACAGCTGCATCATCTAATCCAGCGACCACGACTGACATCACGTCTTGGTTTACTTTTGATAATGGGCAACGTGATACTCATTATGATGTAGCTACTATAACACGTAAAGATGGTTATCCAGTTCCAAGTGGAGCTGTTCGCGTCATATTTGATTATTTTGATCATAGTATTGGTACAGCTGGCGATTATTTCACAGTTAATTCATATAGCGGTGAAGTTCCCTATAATAAAATCCCCTATTATATTTCTTCAACAGGCGTAGTAGCTTTGTCTGATGTCATGGACTTCCGTCCTCGTATTGGAGATGCTGGTGCTTTATTTTCTGGAACTGGTGCTTCGCAAACTGAAATTCCTAAAATTGGTTTCGAAACTTCTGCAAGCTACTCATACTACTTACCCCGCTCAGACAAATTAGCATTAAATATAGATGGCTCATTCTTCTCAGTTGATGGAGTTGCAAGTTTATCACCTGAACAACCAAAAGATCCAAACTTAGGTATGTTGATTGCTAAGTTGCACATATCCGCTTTCACATTATTCCCATCTCAAGGTTCTATTCAAATAGAAACGATTGATACTAAACGATATACTATGCGTGATATCGGTAAACTTGATAAGCGTATTGAAAATCTTGAATACTATACAGCTCTATCATTATTAGAGCAAGAAACTAAATCATTAACTATTCAAGATGAATTAGGTCTTGATCGTTTCAAAAATGGATTTATCGTTGATAGCTTTAAAGGCTCTGATCTTGGAGATACAGCTTCTATAGATTATCGCTGTTCTATTGATATGTCATTGCAAGAACTAAGACCATTCTATACAATGGATAATATAAATTTATTAGAAGTAAATCAATCTGATGCGGCACGTGATACTGATGGATATGCATTAACTGGCGATATTATCACATTGCCATACGAAGAGCGAGAATTAATAAAACAACAGTTTGCATCTCGCACAGAAAACGTAAATCCATTCGCTATCTTTACTTTCTTAGGAAGTATGACGTTAAATCCTCCTTCAGATGAATGGTTTGAAGTTGATCGTAGACCAGATATTGTAAACAATATTGAAGGTAACTTTACCGCAGTGCAAACTGCGCTTGAAGCAACTGGTGCATTAGGTACAGTTTGGGGTGCTTGGGAAACTAATTGGGTTGGACAAACACGAAATATTGATCGTTTAGTTGTAACACGCGGATTTGATAGTCGCGATTATGGTCTTGGAGCTGCACGTTGGTCAGATCGTCGTACATTTACTCAAGCAGAATTGCAAGCTATTGGTGGCGATGCTAGTAATTTCGGCGATGCTTCTGCGGGTGCTCGTGTTCTCACATTTCAAACTCAAGCTACAACAGTTGGTCAATCACGCACAGGCATTCAAACATCAGTTACACCAAAAATAGATTATCAAGTACTTGAAGATAGGGTATTACAATCAGCTCTTATACCATATATTAGATCTAGAGATTTATTATTTGTGTGTAAAGGTTTAAAACCAAATACAAAACTATTCCCGTTCTTCGATGATACTGATATCTCTTTATTTGTAACTCCAGCAACTAAGATAAACTTAACACCAACAGTTGGAAGCACTTCTCAATTTAATGTTGAAACTAACGTTGGTGGTGCAGCAGAAGAATTTGCTAGACAAGTCGACGGTAAAGCAGAAGTTTCATATAATAAAGGTGATGTCGTTTTTGTTAAGCTCCGTGGAGCTACAACATATAATACACAAGCCGTTTCTCCTGGAACTGGTATAGCGGTATTAGTTGAAAGACAAAGTACTGGCACTGAAGATGAAGCTGTTTATCTAATGAACATCAAAGGTTCTTTCCAAGATGGAGATATTTTAAAAGGTTCTATTTCTGGAACAGAATATGAAGTTAACGGAAGTGTAATAGTAGCTACAGCAGGCGATGATATTATAACAAATTTTAATGGTTCTACTGCTGGTATATTTAAGATTCCAAATACTGATTCAATTCGTTTTAGAACTGGCATTAGAGAATTTAAGCTATCTGATAGTAATACAGGATCTTTAGATTTCACTACCCAAGGTCGCGGTCAATATCGTGCACAAGGTATATTAGAGACTAAACAAAAAACTATTAATGCAGTTAGAAATGCAGAAATATCAACTCAACAAGTTTCTGAATCTCAAACTACAGAAGTTTATTCAGACGAACGTTTAACTCGTGATAGCGGATGGTATGATCCATTAGCACAAACTTTCTTAGTACAATCAACCGGTGGTGCATTTATTACCAGCGTTGATGTATTCTTTGCAACAAAAGATATTGGCATTCCAGTAACTATGCAAATTCGTGAAGTCGTAAATGGTTATCCTGGTCAACGTGTATTACCATTCTCAAGAGTTACAATGACACCTGACAATATTAATGTCGACCCAGAAATTGGTGCAGAACCTACTACATTTAGATTTGAATCTCCTGTATTTTTACAAGATTTGACAGAATACTGTATCGTATTATTGTCTGATTCAAATAATTATAGAGTTTGGATTGCACAACTCGGAGAAAAAGCTGTTAATACAGATCGTTTCATATCTGAACAACCCTATGCTGGCGTATTGTTTAAATCCCAAAATGCTTCTACATGGACAGCAAATCAAGAACAAGATTTGAAGTTTACAATTCGTTCCGCAGTATTTGATATTGCACAATATCCAGTAATTGAATTTAATAATGAACCGCTTCCTCCAATTATATTAGAAACTGATCCGTTTCAAACAAAAGCCGGAACAGATAAAGTGCGCGTATTTGCTAAAAACCATGCTATGCCAAATAATTCTTCAGTTATCATTTCTAATGTGGCTGCAGGAACATATAACGGTATAGTTACAACATCAACTACTGGACTAAATGGAACATTCACTATTGTAGATAGTGAAGTAGATTCTTTCGTAATTGATCTTGCAAGTAATGCTACTAATAGCGGTTTTGTTGGTGGAGAAAATGTAATTGCCACTGTTAACATTGGATATGATGCAGTAAACTTTATTGCTCAATCACAAGTATTTTCAGAAACTACATTAGCATTTGGTATGACGCCTATTAATGAGTCATATAGTGCAGCTTCCGCAGAAACTTCTTTAATTCCAAATGTTACTACTTACTTTGATAATAAGAATATTGTAGCTTCTCAGACTAATGAAAACTTATCTGCGCTTTCTGGCAATAAATCATTAGTTGTAACTGCAAGATTGACATCTGAAAATGAAAATTTATCTCCTGTTATCGATACTTCTAGAATGTCATTAACTACAATCTCCAATAAGATTGACACATACACGTATTCAACTAAAAATAATGATGATCTAGATTATAAAACAGTATTAACGACAGCTGGAAACAATGTAGCGTATGCCGGAAATATTATTAGTATCACAAATACTGGCACTTTAAGAAGTGATGCTACGGGTATTGCAGTTGGCAAATATATTGATATAAGCGGTACAGGATCTGGAACTAATAATACCACAGATCCAATATTAGTGACAGCTGTTGCTTCAGATGGTTCTACCATTACTTGCGATCATACATTTACAACGCAATCAGCAACCACCACTACTATTACTTTATTAGACAACTTCGTTAATGAGATTGCTCCTACTGGTGGCTCTTCTGAATCTAAATATGTTACACGAGTGGTTAACTTAGCAAATTCTTCAACTTTCTTGAAGATTATGTTTGGTGCTAATATTCCAGCAGTAACTGGTTCAGATATAGAAGTTTATTACAAACTATTACCTGCTGGTTCTACTACTGATATTACTAAATTCAATTTTGTAAAAGCTACTCCTATCGCTAATTTAGTTAAAACATCTAATCGCAATACGTTTACTGATGTTGCATATGAATTAGAAAACTTACCTGTGTTCGATGCAGTTGTAATTAAGATTGTATTTAAAACTGGTAATTCTGCTCAAGTACCTAGAGTTAAAGATTTAAGGGTGATTGCTTGTGCTTAATGAACCTTTGATGAAAGTAGAAAACGAAATAGGATTATATCGAGATCCTGTTTCAAAGGTTATCATAAATAAAGATGACATCTCATATAATAAATATTTACAAAATAGACAAAGATTAATTAATGCGCAACATCAGGTTGAAAAAAATACTACTGATATCAATGATATCAAAAACGAAGTAAGTGAAATTAAAAGTATGTTAGTTACTATTCTTGCTAACATTAAAAAATAGAGAGATATAAATGGCAGCTATTAATGTAAATCTAAGCGACACGTTTAACGGGTGGAGATTAAAAACTAATCAGATCGGTGATTTCGTAGGAGACACCACTGGTTTATTAACTGATGCAACGAATGTAGTTGCAGCTATTAATGAATTAAGATCTGCAGGTCATATTGACGGTGTTATTTCTACTGATGGTAATGAGTTTAAAGTAAATGTAGATTCACCAGATACATTTGAACTTGTATTAACCGCTGCTGGAAATTTATCTGTTACTGGCGAAATGACTTCAACAAAGTTTAATGGCCCATTAACAGGCAATGTAACAGGAAATTTAACTGGTGCTGTTACTGGTAATGCATCAACTGCTACAACGCTACTAACTGCGCGCACAATCAATGGTGCTTCTTTTAATGGTTCTGCAAATATAACATTCAATACAGATGCAACTGCAGAAGGTAGTACTAATCTTTATTTCACGAATGCGCGTGCTAGATCAGCAATAAGTATTGCCGCTACAGGCGGTAATATTACATATAACTCAACGAGTGGTGAATTTAGTTTAACTAATGCTAATGTGGTTGCAGCTCTTGGTTATACGCCTTGGCATTCAGGAAATGATGGAGCAAGCTCTGGTCTTGATGCTGACTTATTAGACGGTATGAATAGCGCTACAGCTGCAACTAATTCTACTATCGCAGCACGTGATAGTTCAGGCAATTTAACAGCAAATGTGTTTAACGGTGTTGCAACATCAGCTAGATACGCTGACTTAGCAGAAAAATATACTACTGATAAAGAATATGCAATTGGTACAGTCATAGTAGTTGCTATGGGTGGAGATTCTGAATGTACTGCATCTTATTCTCCTGGACAAATTGCTGTTGGTGTAGTCTCTGAAAATCCAGCATTCTTAATGAATAAAGATGCTGAAGGTCAAGCAATTGCTCTTCGCGGTCGAGTGCCAGTCAGAGTAATTGGACCAATTACAAAAGGTCAAACTGTAATTGCTAGTCTTGATGGCAAAGCAATTTATGGTGTTTTAAATCCTATTGCAATAGCTCTTGAAACAAGTCAAGAGTTTAAAGAAAAATTAGTTGAGTGCGTAATACTATAATGACACACGAAGAAGTATTCTTTAATTTTGTTATTAAGCATGACATATTAAATCATCTTGTGTTTGGTGACAAACCAGATGGGCAACAAGTAATTGCAATTGTTGGAGCTGATGATACTGCAATACCATATATTGGAGATCTATTGAAGATTTCTAGTAATACAGTAATTGATCCTAATTGGGATGAAATTTATGAGAGTTTTATTAATATAGATCACGAGAAAGAATCTGTAGATTATATACAATCTTTATTAGAATCTTATGATATTGATGAAACACAAACTTATATTGATGGTTTAGTTAAGAAGATGATCGAAAAGGGTATTGTAGCAAATAAAGTGTATGTACGAATACCTCCTACAGCAGATAAATCTTTTTATGACGAAGTCATAGAGGTATAAGATGGCAACAACAGAACGTAGTCCTAAAGCTAATACATTTGCAGATAACAGTCCGATAACTGGTTTGAGAAATAATATTGCCGCTGGAAATAATATTAATGCCAGCGACATCACTTCTTTGATCAACTTAACTAATAGTTGGTTAGGTCATTTCCATACGTATGACGATGCGTGGCAACTTGCTACTTATGGTAATAATGGTGATAGAAATGACTACTATGAAGATAAAAATACTGCAACGATTGGTGGAAGTATTGCAGCCATTGACAATACAACGACGATATTAGCTACTAAACATAACGAGTTGAGAAATACTATTAATACTCTAGGTCATCATACACACACGATCGATGATCGTACTGGTTAACGCAATAATGCAGGGTCTTCTACGACTCTGCTAACTTTTTCTTTAAGCTCATCAAAGAATTGTTTTTCAGCATTTAGAGGTATTAGTCCTCTAGCAATAGCATCATACTTAAACGTTGTCAATTGAAGGTCATGTTTAAGAGCAACTGATGCGAACCTAACGCCAACATCTCGGCGCCACTTCCTAGATTTCATATCAAAAGCAAAGAAGTTACCAACTTGTCTAGTTGATGTAATGTCGTGCTCACTCACTAACCAATCTAAAAACTCTTCTACGAGTGCATGATTATCGTAATCGTTTTCTTCATATAAGTTTAATGCTTCGTTAGCCGCAGCAAGACCAATGACAGATCCACTATTAGTCCATCCATGTACTATCCATTCATTTTCCAGCTGATTCCAAATTTGATTATGGATGGCAACAGCAGATAGCGGTACGTATCCCGCAGTAATGCTCTTAGATAGTATGATAAATGTTGGTTCTATTGGTAGTGCATAGTAATGAAATGGAGATCCAGTTTTAAAAAATCCAGAAGCTGATTCATCTAATATTAGGTGAATATCATTGACTATACAAAAATAGTTTAACTCGTCCCAGAATTCATATGAACATTGTAGTACTCCTGACAAATAAGTAAATGGCTCTATAACGATAGAACTAATCTTACACACATCTAATTTTGCTAGCTCATTTAATGTGGCTTGACCATCATTACCAAATGGAGATGATAACTTAATATTCTCTGGCCAATCGGGCAAGTGTTGTCCTAATCCACCTAAATCGCTTATAGCTCCTGTTAACCAAGTAGATCCGTGATAAGATCCCTTGAATGTAATTATCTTCGTCTTATCGCTCTTTTGTTTTAATCGTGCCATGTAAGATAATCTTAAAGCCGATTCTACTGCATCTGACCCAGAACTTCCAAAGAAAAATTTCTGGTGATGTGAAAAATATCCTGCCAATCTCTTTGAATACGTTACGCCGATCTCAGCCAACATACTATTATTATGTCTGCTGAATGGCAATTGCTTGGATGCATTATAAATAGCATTGGATATTGAATGTTGAGAGTACCCCAGGTTGCAATTGATGTTGCCACACTGGGCATCTAGGATCCGCTGACCAGACTTCGTAATCAAATGGAAGTCCTCAGCGGAACTGATGATTAATGGTTCAAGATCCGAGTGATTGGTGTAAGGAAGAACATAATTATAATTAAACATGGAGATATGATGAAACCTATAGTATTTTTTCAATGTGGTCAAACAAAAAGTACCCCATGGTTAGATGCTGTCCAAACATGGAATTCTGATTATGACAATAAAGGTTTTTGGATAAACCCAAAGGAACCACAATCTTATCTATATCACTTCGAAAAGAAAGAGAATAAGATTGTATTTAATAAGAATAATGATTATGTAGAAGATGCTGTCGACTTTGTACTTACTAAACAGTTTGTACAACCCGGCATGGACATGAATAAGTCCGTAACGCGCGCAATTAATATAGATTTTGTAATTGATTGGTTAGATAAAAACCAAGAAAAGTCATTGGGATTTGGAACTTTCATGAATGGTGGAACACACACTGATATTATTCAGAATAGTGTGTTCTATACTAGAAATCCTTGGATGGGTGGACACCTTTATAATGTAGAGAAAGATGAATTTATAACCGAAGATTCAAATAAGCATATTAGTACTGTGACATGGTTCTATGCTTATAAAATGAAAGATGCTCCAATATATCTAGTGGTGTTTAATCCTTCGGTATTAGTATTAGGCGATGATGTAGAGTTTGAAACACATAAAGCGAGATTTAGAAATCTCGATGCGCACATGGGAGATTTTGCTACTCAGTTCTTAAAACCTAAGATGAGTAAGAATGCATATCCGCTTGAAGATAAGTGGTATGTAGTAAAGGGCAATGAGTTTGATATGGATATTGGTGCATTAGGTATTCTTAGACAAGCACTAGATGAAAATATAGATCCATCATTAATAAAAATTGCATCTGACTTAAATATTGATAATTTGGGATCTAATAAATACAAAGTACGATTTAAAAATGGACAACAAAGTGGCTATATTAGTTTAAGACTAAATACTGGAAATACCATGGATTGGACATTTATTAATAGTGGAAACCGTTTAGTATACAACATCAAAGTTACTAAACATTACGAAGAGGTAAATTAAGATGGGTGTAGAAAATACAAGTCAGTTTGATACGGGTATAGCAACTCCGGCAGAAAAGGCCGCAGCAGATACCGTTTCTGCTGATACATTTAGACAAATGCTGGATGTGCTAGAATCATTAGCATCTCACAGCCACATATTTTATGATGATTATAACACTGTCTGTGAATGTCAGTGTGCTTGCGCTTGTGGCCGTGGGACTGTATGAAGACGATTTGGTTAAAAACCGAAGCTCAAAGACAAAGACAAGAAGATCATAAAGCCTCAGTAGTTGAGACTGATGGTCAGTTTCAATTTCTTAGTGAGAAGATTATCACTCCTAAGGGATTGGACAAAATTAACAAGTTAATCTCAGTCGTTCCGAAGGAAGACGAGACAATACTTAATATAAGCAATACAAAATATCTGTTCAGTGAGTTGAAACAGATGAACCTTATATTAACGAATGCCTGTAATTTATCATGTTCTTATTGTTATGAGCAGCACAAGAAAGACTTTGGTAGGTTTACCAATGAGTCTCTCTTAACTGCGTATAGATTCTTAAAAGATGCAAATACTAATCAAAAGAAAGTATTTCAATTCTTTGGTGGTGAGCCTCTTATCCACAAAGATATCATCTTAGATTTCCTCCGTAAGAATACAACAGAATTAGAAGTTAACTCTCGCGGTGAAAGTAATACTGTCATCGGCATAGTAACTAACGGGTTATTATTAACTCAAGAACTAGTCGATGAATATTTCTCGCATGACTTTACATATATGCTTATCTCGCTGGATACCGATAAGTCAGAGGTCGATCATAGAGAGATCGGTCAAGATAAGATAAACAAGCTCATGGATCAGATCCAAAACATCCCAGAAGAGCCCAAATTCCAAAAACGAGTGACTGTACGTTGTACACTTGCAAGAGAGAATGCACCATACTTTGCAGAGTTTGTTGATAATTTATATGAGCGAGGAATTCGTCGCTTAGTTGTTCATCCTCTTATATTAGATTCTGCGCGTGGATTTATTCAATGGAGCGAACAAGAATGGAATATTTTACATAAAGATATCCTTAATTCATTAGATAAGTATGAAGACTTACAAATACATTTCAGTGAAGGTGTTGGTAAAAAAGGTGAAGAGAATTGCATGATAGGTTCAGATATGATTGCAATCGATGCAAGCGGTGATTTTTCTGGTTGTTACTTTTTTACAAACCAAAAAGGTGGATCAACTGCTGATACTATATTAGGTAATATATTCAATAATACCATTTACATTGATCGTTATAAACACTTCCAAAAAGAATATGCTAAAATGTTTGAAGAGGAAGAGCAATGTAAGACATGCGATTATAAAAATGCATGTTATCAATGTCCTGCTGGTAATTTAGATACTGGTACGCGTATGTTTAGACCAGATGATATGTGCCAAAAGATTGTTAAGTTATATGTCGATTTGCAAGAAGATATTGCTAAGAAACAATTTAAGATTAAATATGATACTTTAGTTCGTGCTTTACACACTGAAGGGTATGAACAGACATTCTTAAAAGCTATAAGTTATATGTTATTTTATTATGTTTATCAATATCACCCATCACTCGATAAAGTCCACAATGATCTAATTAACAAATTTAAGACTCCGCAAAAAATGCTTGGATTTTGGTCAGAGATCATGGAAGGTAAACATAAAGAACTTGATAAAGTTCAGCCAGAAGAATTCCTTGACGCAATAGAACATTTAATAGGCGATAAACAAATAAGTATTGATGATTTTTATTATCA